AGCACCGGAGGCCGCTGTGAACGCACCTCGCCGTCTCTCCAGGGCCGAAACACGAATTGCCAAGGCGATGGATTCGCTGGTCAAGAAACTACCGGCTGATGCTTTCCCGATCGCCGATCCTGACCTGACAACACTGTCGGAACTGTTGCATCGCATGCAGATGTGTCAAGAGGATACGCCGGCAACGCGGATGGCTGGTGAGGCTATCAGGGTGCTGCGGGCGTATGTGATGAGAGTTGGAAAACAGAACGAGGGGAAGTGAATGAGTAATGCACTGACAGTGGTCGACGGCGCCAAGTCGAAGCCGGCGAAGCGCAAGGGAATCTCGAAGAAGGTCCGCTTTGAAGTCTTCAAGCGGGACAACTTCAAATGCCAGTACTGCGGCAAGTGCGCGCCGGAAGCGATTCTGAACGTCGACCATATCCACCCGGTCAGCCAGGGCGGAGAGGACGACATGATGAATTACATCACGTCGTGCTTTGACTGCAATAGCGGCAAATCGGATCGTCTGCTATCTGACGATTCGGTTGTCGCCAAGCAGCGCCAGCAACTCGAGGAATTGAACGAACGCCGCGAGCAACTCGAAATGATGTTGCAGTGGCGCGATGGACTCAAGTTGATCGATGAAGAATCACTTGCAAGCATCGAAGAGGCGTGGGAAGAGGTGGCGGTCGGCTTCCATCTGAATGAGACGGGGCAGAACTCAGCTCGGAAGTTATTGAAAACGTTCGGTCTGGTTGCCGTGTTAGATGCGATTGATACCGCAGGACGTCAATACATCAAATTTAATACCGAAGGCAATGCGACCAACGAATCGGCCAATAACGCCTGGTCGAAGATCGGCGGGATCTGCCGCAATGCCTCGCTGCCGGAGTCGATGCGGAAACTCTATTACGCGCGCGGAATCCTCCGTAACCGCGTCTATGTCAATGAGGGCTATGTGATGGCGCTCATGAAGGAGGCCGTCGAAAAGGGCATGGACCCGGAAAGCATTCTCGAACTGGCGAAAGTCGTTCGGAACTGGACCGAATTCAAGAATGAACTCGAAGGCTGGACGGAGTAATACGTGGCACGTGCCAGAAACATCAAACCCGGAATTATGGAGAACGAGGATCTGGCCGACCTCGCGCCGATCGCGCGTCTGCTGTTCATCTATCTGTGGATGCTCGCAGATCGTGAAGGGAGGCTCGAAGATAGGCCGCGGAAGATTAAAGCCAAGGCCCTCCCCTACGACGAAGTTGACGCAGATGAATTGCTTGATGAACTGAAGGCCGCCGGATTCATCGCGCGCTATGAAGTGAAGGGCCAGCGATACATCCAGATCGTGACGTTCTTGAAACATCAGAAGCCGCACTCGAATGAAATTGAAAGCAACTTGCCACCTTGGATGGAAGGACTTTCGACCTTGGAGCAAAGTTCTTGTGATCAGGGAGATGAGGACTCCGAATCAGATGGCGAAGCACTTGGCCCTTGTATCTCTGATTCTCTGATTCCTGATTCTCTGATTGCTTGTGAAAAACAAGAGGCTTACGCCTCTGTCGACAGCGGCGCAAAAGCAGCGCCGACTGACGACCTGCTGGATGACCGCGAAGGTAACGGCGAAGTGACCGGGGAGCGCGGCATTAAAGGAATTCCTGCTTGCCCTGTGCAGCAAATCGTAGACCTGTATCAAACGCATATGCCGGCGAATCCGAAAGTGCGCGTGCTGGATGACGCCCGTAAAAAGGCTATCCGGGCCAGATGGAACCAAGCTGCCGTGCTCGATGGCGTTGGGCCTTTTGGTTACAAGACTGGCGCAGAAGGTTTGGCGGCATGGAAGCGGTTTTTCGAAGTGTGCGCTGAGTCCGATTTCCTGACCGGCAACGCCAAGCCGCAACCCGGCAAGCCGCCGTTCGTTGCAACCATCGATTTCCTGATGTCGCCGTCTGGATTCAAAAACGCTGTTGAAAACAAGTACCACCGGGAGGTTAAAGAATGAACGCACCTGACCGCTTCATCGAACAGCAACGCGAAGTGCCGGCCGCCATTGAAGCCGAGCAATCCGTACTTGGCGCGCTGATGTCGGATAACGATGCGATCGACCGCATTGGGCATCTGAAGACCCAGCACTTTTACCGCTACGATCATCGGCTGATCTTCGAGGCGATCCAGAAACTGATCGTCACCAATCGCCGCGCGGACATGATCACGGTCTACGAAAGCCTGGGCACGTCCGGAAAGGCTGTGGAGATCGGCGGTCTGCCGTATCTGAATTCGCTGGTGGCGGGATCGCCCGGTTCTGCTGGCGTGGTTCGCTGGGCTGAAATCGTTATCGACCGTGCGAAGTTGCGGGGCCTGCTGTCTGCGACCGATGAAGTCGCGGACATGATCTACAACCGCGCAGGCAAGACGGTTAGCGAGATCATCAACGACGCGCAAGCCAAGTTTGAGCCGCTGGCCGAGGCGACCGCTACCGATCCGAAATTTATCGGTTCGTTCCTGACGCCCATCGTCGAGCGGATCGACCAGCAATACCACGGCGAGAACGCTCGAGCCGACGCGGTCTCGACGGGGTTGCGGGATCTTGACCACAAACTGGGCGGAGGTATGCGCGCTGGCCAACTGATCATCATTGCTGGCCGTCCTGGCATGGGAAAAACGGCGATCGCGTTGGGTGTCGCCGAGGCCGTAGCAGATGCAGGCGAAACCAGCATGTTCTTTTCTCAGGAAATGGTTGGCGATGAACTTTGCTCGCGCGCCCTCTCCCGTGCTTCCGGTTTGCCGCTCGAGAAAATCCTGGACGGCAAGAAATTCGGTCGCGATGAGAGCAGTCCGGATTGGCCAGCTCTTACAAAAGGCGTGCAGCGCATCTCCGAACTGCAACTGGTCGTCGATGATCGCCCCGCCATATCGCTCAATGAAATCCGCAGTCGCGCACGGACGATCAAGCGCAAGCATGGCCTTGGCCTGATCGTGGTCGACTACCTGGGCCTGATGGCTGCAAGCGAGGGCAACAACCGAAATGAGCAGGTAGGCGCGAACAGCCGCGGCCTGAAGGCACTCGCCAAGCAACTCGAGATTCCGATCGTCCTGTTGGCCCAGCTCTCACGCAAATGCGAAGAGCGCGCTGATAAGCGCCCGCTGCCGTCCGATCTTCGCGACTCGGGCGAAATTGAACAGGACGCCGACGTGATCCTGTTTCTGTACCGCGACGAAGTTTACAACCCGGACAGCAGCGATAAGGGTGTCGCAGAGATCAACGTTGCGAAGCAGCGCAACGGCCCCACTGGGATTGTTGGCGCGACGTACATCGGCGAGAGAACCCTGTTTGCCGATCTTATGCCCGGTTACAGATTCGGCGAATCTGAAAAGCCGAAAGCGGCAAAGAAAGGGTTTTGAAGCTTGGAAACGCAGATAAAGGAAGCGCTCCAGGCGCTTTGGACTGAACGGAAGTAATGGGGGTGGGAATGAGAGAGATTACAGACGACGCTTGTAGGAGTACGAACCGCGAATTACTGGCGATCGACCCCGGCACCGAGCAATCCGGCTGGTGCATCTTGCGAAACGGCAAAGTCGATGACTCCGGTGTTTCTGATAACGAGGATGTTCTGCGCGCGGTCTACGCGTGGCCGCACAACCTGGCGATCGAAATGATTGCGTCGTATGGGATGGCCGTTGGCCGCGAGGTGTTCGAGACGTGCGTGTGGATTGGGCGATTCGTCCAGGCGCATCAGTACCCGGAGACGGTCAGGCTGGTGTATCGCAAGGACGTAAAGCTCCACCTTTGCGGCACGACCAAAGCAAAAGATCCGAATGTTCGTCAGGCATTGATCGACCTGTTCGGCGGCAAGGAAAAGGCAGTTGGTCGGAAAGCGACGCCCGGCCCGCTTTACGGAGTGAAGTCGCACGCGTGGCCGGCGCTTGGCGTGGCCGTGACCGCAGCACATCAAATGAAGGAGGCCGCATGAGCCGCAGCCAGAAGCCGAGAAAGAAGTACAACCCGCAAGCCCGCGCCGGCCACGTGAAGCTCCGCGCGCAGCCATGGAAGATCCACGCCGTCTTCGAGCCGGTTGAGGCGATTCTCAACGAGATCGAACAGAGCGGCATGGTAAGCGTCACTGAAGAAGGCAAGCCAATCTTCAGCGAACTCGCGCACAACGATGTGTATGAATTCGCGCCGTCACTCTGCGGTCTTGTCGATGCGTTTGACCTGCACGCCGAGCGTAATGCACTGCCGATCGTGACAGACGCTCTGAAGGTGGTCTGTGTGAAGTTGGACAAGGGCCAGATGCTCGATCAGTACGACCTTGCAGGCGCACGGAAGTCGATCGCTGCACTGAAGGCCCAATCGGGCGACATGGAGGCCGACTATGCATACCGCCTTATTCGCGACATCCAGATCAAATTCGAACTCGAAGCGCAACAGGAGCGCGAGCAATTCAAGGAGGCGGCGTAATGGGCGCGTCATGGACCAAGCAAGAACTGCAAATGGCGAAAGCTGTTCGCGACAGCGGAAAGCCGCTGAAAACACAACTGCACCTCTTCCCGGGCCGTACGCAATACGGCATCGAACACAAGATGCGCAAGCTGGTCGAGCAGGATGGGCCGAAGAAGCGCGAGACCGTTTCATGGGTCTGGGGCGCCGCTCATTCCCTGCTGGAGACCGCGCCCGGTATGACGGCTCACGAGATCGCGCGCAAGCTCAAGTGTTCGTATCGACAGGCCATGCAGGTGCTTTACGACAATCATCGAGGCGATGACAAGTGCATCTATATCTCCGGATGGGAAAAGCACGGCGTGAACCGCGTTCCGCAATGGACTATCGGGACGGAGCCGGATGCTCCGAAGTTGCCGGTGCAAAGCCGTGAGGATGAGTTACGCAAGGCGCGTTTGCGGCACCGTAAAAGCCGCGTGGCGCGCGGTGCGTTTAACCCATTCGCCGCCGCTCTAGGACTTGTCGCCGCACCAAAGGGCGAGCCGGGTCGCGTCTACATCCACCTGACCGACTCGAAAGACGATGAATACGCGGAGGCAGCATGAAGGTAAATGGAATTGAAATTCCCGAGAAAGCAATCTTTGCCGCCGAGTGCCGCAGAGACAAAGCCGAATTCGATGCACAAGCTATTCGCTGCGCCATCATGGACCCGATTCTTCAAGCCAACATAGCCACTCGACGCGGGAGTTACGACATCGTGGACTATGCAGCGACGCGCCTGATATCTCAATGGGCCAAGCAAGGGCTTATCGAGAAGGTTACTGGAACTCGCCGATGGGTGGCCGCATGAGCGATCGCGAGATAGAACAAGGGGGTGGTGAATGAATGCGCCGAGCCGTCCACTGCTTAGGTACCACGGAGGAAAATTCATCTTGGCCGACTGGATCATTTCGCACTTTCCGGCGCATCGGGTCTATGTAGAGCCGTTCGGCGGCGCCGGTTCCGTTCTGCTGTCGAAGGCGCGCAGTTATCAAGATGTCTACAACGACTTAGACGGCGAGATCGTCAATCTGTTTCGCGTCGCTCGGGAGCAAGGTTCCGAACTCGCTTCGGTGCTTGAGCTAACGCCGTATTCACGAGACGAATTCAAGTTGTCGTATGAATTGACGACGGATCCCATTGAGCGCGCGCGCCGAACGATCATTCGGTCTTTCATGGGTCATGGCAGCAATTCGCACCATCGCCCTACTGGGTTCCGCCGTCATTCTCGACAGTCGGGTACCTCGCCTTGCATGGATTGGCGAAATTACCCGCCAGCGTTCGTGCAGATCATCGAACGCCTTCAAGGTGTAGTGATTGAGAACCGAGATGCATTCGGCCTGATTTCCGAACAGGACGGCGAGCATACGCTGTTCTATTTGGATCCGCCGTATGTTGCGTCGACTCGAGACAAAGGAGCTGATTATCGGTTTGAGATGACCGATGCACAGCATCGCGAACTGGCCGAACTGCTCCACTCGCTCAAAGGAATGGTGATTTTGAGTGGGTACCGCTCGGAACTCTACGACGAAGTGTATGGCGACTGGGTTTATGCGGAGCGCGCGGCTATGGCCGATGGCGCTCGAGAACGAACTGAAACGCTTTGGATGAATCCGGCTTGCTCATCGGCTTATGCGCGCGAGCAAGCACAGCATTCGCTGCAATTGGAGGTTGCATGACCACCCAACAAGAAGTCCTCGGCTACACCACTGCCGATCTGATCGACGCCATGAGCGCAAGCGGCATTCACTGCTCACTCGACCGATTCAGACAACTCGCGCTTGAAATACAGCGTCGCGCTCTCGCCCACACTGCGCTAGATCGCATGGTGAAGAACGCGGAGGATTTGGGCCTGTACGACGCGCCGGCATGCGGATGCGAAGCCTGCCAGCCGAATACCAGCCTAGGGATGCGGATGATCCTTTGCGCGACTTGCGGAAACAAGCGCTGTCCGCATGCGACCGACCACCGACACGCCTGCACCAATAGCAACGAGCCTGGACAACCCGGAAGTTCGTACGGAATCCCACTGGAGGAAGCGAAGTGAATACACCTGAACTCATCGTTCGCTGCAAGGCCCATCTCACCCGCATCGAAGAAATGGCGGCCCGCGGCATGAAAGACGGCTCTGTCTTGCTTGAGGTGGCACGGTTCGCGGGCGTGGCGAATGTCCTTCGCTGGGAGGCCGAGGCGGAATACGACATGTCACGCTTGGCGACAGAGACGCGCGAGCGCGCACAGCGGGATGCGGCAGCGGGAGTTACGCAATGATCGACCAACTCGCAATCGGCCTATGTGGCGTAACTGCCGTTTTCCTGTCGCAAGACAAGCGTGAATCGGTGCGTCGCTACGCGTGCCTGTTTGGATTGGCTTCGCAACCGTTCTGGTTCTGGACGACATGGAAGGCCGGGCAGTACGGGATATTCGCGCTGTGCTTCCTGTACGCGTTCTCGTGGGTGCGCGGGTTTTACGGATATTGGATTAAGCGGAGCGAAGCATGAGGATCATCCTGCGCGGCACACCACGCCGAGAGAAGGAATACAAGTTCCACTGCGATTGCGGGACGATTTTTGAATGCGTCGAGAGTGAGGGAAGGACGTTCTATGACCCTCGCGAACAGGGCACGTTTCTGATCGTCAGATGCCCGGTATGCGAATGCGAGACTACTGGGAGCCCGAAATGACCTTCCGCTCCGAATTCAAAGGCAACGAAACCGACAGCAGCGGCATCGCTACATTCGAAGTCGGCACGATCAAGCGCGATATCCCGTTTGACGAATTTACGCAGTACCACGCAGTGGCCCAACTTTTGAACGAAGCTCGGCAGGTTGGGCGCGAAGAAGCCGCCAAGGAGTTTGCATCAAGAGTTGCGCAGTTTGCGAGAGATATGGGAGCGACGGCATGAGCGACGACAGCGAGATCAATATTTTTAGAGCTTTGGACTTCATTCGAGATAACGCCCAGCCCTACGCCCAAGCCAAGGCCCAGCGCGTCTACCTGGAGAACTTCCGCAAGAGCAAGAAGGCTTTGCTAATGCGCGCTGCTGAGATCCGCGGGCACAAGACAGCAGCCATTCAGGAGCGCGAAGCGTACGCGGATGACGGCTATGTCGAGATTCTGGCGGCTCTGCAAGTAGCGACCGAGGAAGAGGAACGGCTCCGCTGGATGATCGTGGCAGCAGAGGCCAAGATCGAATGCTGGCGAACCATCGAGGCGA